CACACAGCCAAGGTGGATGCAGAATACAAAGAACATCCTTGTCGGATAGCTGCCACTCCTGCTTCTACCGGGGCTAATGCATCATCAGACATACTATCCCCCCGGGCGAACTGCAACCCTGCAACTAAGACCTTCAGCTCAGGGCACACTAATCCAGCTCGGGTAGCAAATGTGCTGTGGAACTCACCAAGAACTGATGAAGCCACTGTTTTAAATTCATTTAACAATTGGCCTCCCAAACCCAACGTGATAGACAATGATTTCTTAAGAATCAGCGAACTTTGCCGAAGAGTCAAATTTTCCGCCATGGATGATGCCTTAATCATGCTATCATCATTGGTGACTATAGCCACTGCTGTCCTACACAAACCGTTCGCTACCAAAATGGAACACAAATAATCATGAAGGAACGACGACGCACAAGATGAGAACATACCTAAGGCACCTTGAAACATTCCCCATTCCTGCCAAAATCCGGGTTCAAGTGAAGACATTGCCAAATGTTCTCGACATGTCACCGCCAACCGACCAAGCACTGAAGTCCGTTTTTTGTCGGCTACCTTCCCCCAACCTCCGAAATCCTTAACAAATGAGTAAAGATCAAAAGGCATTTTACTGTACTTTCCTTGCATTGCTCGAGTTGCTTCACTCAGAATCTCATATAAATGATTGACTGCAACAGAATCATGAGCCGGATTTGCAGATGATAGAGACAAACAAGCAGCCAAACACCTACTTTTAGCCATGACCTGATTTGGACCAAACCTACTGTTGTCAGCTGCCACAAACAGAGTGCGAGGTTCCTGATTCCCGGTCACCAGATCAAACAATGTGGCTTCAGCATGTTTATCAGACATTCTATCAGTTGGAACCAATGGAAGCACCACAGTCATGATGCGTTCAGCTGCTCTACAAGCAACAATTCCTACTGCATTCATTGCAGAAAATTCCCTACCTCCCCCACTTTGTTCTTTAGTTTCATGCCTAGCTACCACCGGCTGCTTCCCTCCATCTAGCAATTGCCAAAGAGAAGTCAAAAACAATGATTGATACCTATCAGGAAAGGAATTTGCCATCCGTGCCCAAGACACCCCCACCTCAGTGTAAGGAATCTCCTCACTAGCATAACCATCCGCAAGCATACCTAGCAGTGCCGTGCTCTTCCGAACTGACTGCCGTGCTTCAACAGCAGGACCCTTGGCTGTGCTCCCACTACTGGACAAAAAAGATGACATACTTTGCTGGCCTAGATCAGCTGCTATACCAACAAAATCTGACGTTAAATGGGTCAACCTGCAACTCACACTTTGTTCAGTAAAAATGGTATAACATGCTGCTGCATTCCAGCTGAACCCGACTTGATTACTGGGACCAGCTCTATCAAACCAAGCATCCGTGGCGGACAGAATGAACTTGGATTCATCTGACGTTATGTCATCAAGCAACGGTGTGACAGACTTCTGCTCTACGCATGCTGAAATCACGGAGTGCAACTCCAAGGTTCCCCCAAATAACAACAAATTATCCCCTGCCTTGGCAGATCTAAATTTAGCTTCATTTTCCATGATACCAAGCCAATCCAAAGCCTGACTATCCACCTTATGATCTTTATCTTTGTTGAAAATCTTACTATCATACATGGCATCCACGTACATAGGAAAAGTGCTACAAGCTGTGCTATGTTGTGGAGGGCATATCAGTGGAGGATAATCATGACCGATCTCTATCTTTGGGTGCATGCCCATTTTGGTCAAATAACTTATGGACTGCAACCTGCACAATCTGGCCCAATAAACCACTAAACTAGGCGACCTCAAACACACTCCGGACACTTTGCTCAATGGCCCTGTCTTATCGGGATCAGGAGACATTAACCCAGCCAACACATATCTGGTTTGATCCTGCATTAAGCTATCTTGTTGCCGGGTGGTTAAATGCATTACCACATGTTCCACAACACTCTCCATACTATCAGCTGCAGGACCTCCTCTAGGAAGAGGTAGATTGTGCTGAACAGCTTGGCCAGCTCTACATACAGCCACAGCCGGAAGCCGAAGCCACCATGCCAACAAACGAGATCCTAGTGACACAGTCCTACATCTGGAACGAGGAATTGCATCATGGACAACTTTATCAGGCGTCCACATTGATATAGGCACATCTTTCATCTTGTTAACGGTATTCCCGCATCCCACAGCCAACAAAAGATGACCCGGACCAGAAACGGACAACCTAAATCTGTAACTTGATGTTTTCTCTGACAACACCGTTGCTATACATCTAGCTATATCATACTGGGTGGACAACAAACTCATAAGCCCTGTATTAAACAATGATACTGGTTCTTTAGTAGCACTACTGACAATAGCACCTCCCAACAAAGCCAACCACTCTGTCCCTTGGGTTACCTTAGAGGCAGCTGCAAACTTGGGACCCTGAGATGATTTTAATCCCATGGCTGGCTGCGAAAGAAAAGAAACAGTCTTGTCATGAAGAGCCTGAGCCAACACAACATCTGCTAACTGAATAGGTTTCATTTCGTTACTGGTGTAGTTGTCTGGTTTAACATCCACAAACCCTCGAGTCAACACATCAGCACCATACCCTTTCCATCCAGATCCACATGCCACGCTGAAATGTCTGGGCAATACTAGCCCTGCTGGTGTGGTGGCTGTTTCAAGACTCACAGTGATGAACAACACCATAGCATCAGGGTCTTTAAGCGCAGCTGCTTGAACTTGCACAGCCCCTTTCCCTCTATATCTGAATTGAGTCTTAACTTCTTTCTCATCGTCCCAAACAATCTCCCATTCAGATATGGGAGATTTGTAAGGTAATCGGAGACCCTTGCCTCGGAATTCGATGGGAAGCAAGGTAGATAACAACGATGCTGCCGTCACTGGGTCACTTTGCTCCCAAGCCTCAGTCAGGGTTGGAAGACGCACCACTGTTTTCGGCAATGGTACTAAAACCGGACTAATCAACCCAGCTTGAGATGCCAAAGCCAGGTTAGGTTCCATGGCAAGAATCAAAGCTTTGTCTTCAGTATCCCAATCTGAGGGCTGAGAGGTGGTTGAATACAACAACGTTCCAGCCAATTCCTGTTTCACATTAGATTGTCCCTCTGCTCTGACCCAGATGGCTTCTTGAAGACGTGGAGAAACTGTAGAAACTAAGGCCTTTTCCAACAATCTTTGGTTGCTAGCTGTGTCTCTAAGCAGCACTCTATTAAACTGTTCCCACAAATCCGCAGCCTTACACAGATCTCGATCAGGATCATACATAACAGAACACGGTAAATACCGCACTTCGACTGTACTACCCGGCACCATCCGGCTTGCGAGCATCAATCGGGATCGTTTCTCATCAAGAATAACCTGAGTTCGAGCAGCTGTCACATCCACAAAATGGTACCCTGAATTTGTTACATACGTCAAGTCAGCTGCACCCACTCCCAAATTTAGAAAATGGTCCTCTAAATCCACAGCATTGCCCAGTACCACCTCGGCAAGTTGGTACTTAAGGGATGACAACTTTGTACCCAACAACACTGACGGCCACAATTGCAACTTAGTAACCAACCAAGCAGGGCTGCTGGACACAATCATAGCCAGAGTTTGAGTTGTACATGTGGTGACGTCACCTAACAATCGGTAGAGTGTTATCAAATTTTGTTTGTCAATTGCTTGCATAGGGGGG